GGGATGTACAAATTCTTCTGAATGATCAAAGATCGAACTTTCATTTTCATCGTTTTCATAGGATTTGAACATAATCTTTTCCAAATCCATATTTCCAAATAATTTTTCACAAACAATAAGTTGGGTCAAGTATATCGATCTCTTTGATATACCCTCTTTCAAGAGTCTGTCGCCGGATAAACAGTCTTTACTCAAGTGTCCCAAGTTACCAGTACTGATTGTACCTCTGCTTGTTGAAAAGTATGGATTAACTCTTCTATATAACATTCCATTTAACTTCATGGGAAGTTTCTCAAACTCGGTATTCTTAAAGAAGAGGTTCTTCTTCGAGAATGGAACCACCTTACACAAGTGACACGACTTATTATTATCATGTTGCTCACATTGTGAAATATTCCTATCATAGAATTTATTAAAATTCTTATTGGATGATAAAATTCTAGTATAGACTAGAGGTGGTATTAAACAGAAATCCTTTTTAGGAATATAATCCTTCTCCATACTTGATAAAAAATTTGTATGAAGTCCGAAAGGGAAAATTCTTTCAAATTTTTTCTCTCGAGAAATACGTAAGTGATACTCGGGTATCTTCTTCCTTTTAATGAGATGCATGATTCTCCTTTGTGTGTGTGTAACCTTTAAGGGTTCAACTCCACAATAAGTGAGACCAAGTCCTCCATTATGAGGTTCAAGAAACCAATTGAGTTTACTATTAAAAGATAGAGAAAATTTTATCCCTATTATACTTTATAAATAGTTCACCTAACTTAGGATTATTATCTGTTATCAACTTATGAATTGCATTAATAGGTCTATCAGAAGGACAATTAAAAACCAAATTCAAATAACTATTGTTTATTTTACAAGCCTTAAGGTTTTTGTAATAAAAAGTTGTTGAATTTATCACTGCTACATCTTTGGATAAATATGATTTACCGATGGAGAGCTGAAAATCAAAAGATTTTGCTCTATCCATCCAGGTTCTAATAATATCCATAGGAGCATATGCAAGAAAATCATCACCATTGATTAAACAAGGTGGATAGATTTTTCTTTTAGTGATTGATGGTTTTTTACCTTCATAATGCGGAGACATATATTCAATTTCTTTAAATCCATCATTAGAACTATACCATAAGGCATAATTCAAGAGGCATAAAAGAGGAAATGATTTTATATCACCCATAAGTTGTTCATTAGTTTGAGTTATGAATTCTTGTCCTACCACTTTAGAATTTCTATATTTAGCAATTCTAACCCTTCTATCAGAAAAATACTTTTGTCTTAACTCAGAAAACTTATTAGTACTGAGTTTCATATGACTGGTAAAAGCTTTAAAAAATAGATTCAAATTAATCCAATACCTTTTAAGAGACCCTAAATTGCAATCTGATGACAAATATGACCATACACTTTGGAAGAGAGTTATTGAAAACTTTTCTGCCACTGGTACGTCAAAATCACCAATGATTT